CGCATATTGTTACAAGTACTGGGGAGGGGGGGGTCAAGTTTTGGCGCGGCGGAAAAAGCGGGGGCGATTAACCCCCCCTTCAAAAATTTCCCAAAGTGCCAGATTCCTGCTTGACGCATCCACATTCCCCACCCACTTCGTGGATATGTCTACTCCCGTTGCTTACGATCTACAGGGGCAGAACGGAAGCGTTGTGCTTTCGTCTGTTTCCTCGCCTACTGCGCTTACCTACACTGGCAACATCCGCTGGATTCAAGTGGTGAACGATGCGGTGTTTAGCTCTGTTGCTAGTGCATCTGGAAATGTGACTGGTCCTACCCGCTTGCAGTCCATCACCCTTCCTGCTGGATTGGGTATTGGTGGCCGATTCTCATCGGTTACGTTGACCTCTGGCGTTGTTATTGTCTACTTTGAATAATGTCTCAATTCCGTTCCATGGGTGGAATGGACGACTCGATTGCCGATGCTGGTGATCGTGGATTCTATGGTGTAAACCGTAGATTGCAGCTTAACCAGTTGGCGGAGGGTGAGGTTAGGGAAAGCCTTAACGGGCGGATGGAGGGTTACTGGAAGCCTCGTAAGGCGGTCATTGCCCAGAAGACTAGTCTGACTACTGGTGGCACTCCGTTGAGGTTGCCATTCTACACCATTGATACTAGCAAGAGCATTACTGCCGCATCAGTTACTGGTGGAGTTTTAAGCCTTACGATTACTGGTCATGGGTTTGCGGCTGGGACTAGTGGTTATGCCACTATCTCCGGGCTTGCTGGCAATGTTACGATTGATGGGGTGCGTGAGTTGACTTATGTCGATGCTGACACCATGAGTTGCGTTGTGGCCGGGTTGACGACGATCAGCGACCAGACAGGAACGCTTAGTGCGACCTTGATCAATGACAATGTGGTGTCTGACATCCGTGCTTCCTGCTTGTTTAGCAATCCTAACGAAAGCAATAAGGAGTACATCCTTGTGGCTACCAATGCTGGGGTCAAGAAGATAGAGGTATCCAAACTAGCTGACGCTGGTACTGCAGGTGTCACGGATTTGACCTATCCTACTGGCATTACCTTGGATGCTGGAATTGAGGTGTCGATGATGCAGGTATTTGACAAAGTAATCATCTTCCGTGGCGGTCAGTCTGCGCTGCAATGGGATGGAGTCAGCACCCAATTCTACAAGGTTCCTGGTGGCCCGTACCAAGCAGGCAGGGATTACAACACTAACAACAATGCCACATTCTCTAATGGTGTTGCCACTGTAACCATTGATACCCCAGACCTACAGTCATCTAGTGGTATTGCGGTGGGTGGTGGTGGGACTACTCTTGTGCTGCCGCACTTCTTTGACGATGGATTCAAGCCTTCCGAGTTGGATGACTACTACAATGGGGCAACTCTTGTCATTTCAGCTACAACATACACGGTTTCTGACTATGTTGGGTCTACAAGAACGCTGACGCTTTCTGCTGGAACATTCACTAACGGAACCAACTACACATTCACGGCGCTAAAGGATAATCCGTTTTCTGTTGGGCAGTCGCTAAGACTTACGCAGACATCTGCGGTATTTAAGGTATTAAATGTAGGGGATATTTTGAATGTATCCGCACTCCCAACATACAATACTTGGCAATTCTTTACAAGCGAGCCTAACGGAACACACACGATTCACTATTCTCAGCAGGAGTCGATTGGACTTGGATTTTCCTATATGCCAGGGCCGCCTTGGGCTACTTACTTCCAACGCCGCCTATGGATGCCATATCTGTATGATACTGGCGGGACATTGACAGTTTCGACCTACACAAGTCGTGGAATCTCCGATGAGATCATTGCATCCGATATTTTGGACAGCAATACCTACGACCGAGTACTAAACCAGTTCCGTATCTCTGGTGGCACTGCGGATTACACGGTGGCAATGCATGGGTTCTACGACGATGCGTTGGTGGTAATGAACCGGAATAGCATTCATGCGGTTATTGGCACTCAAGGAAGCCTTGCTGATACTGTGGTTAAGGAACTAACCAACGAGGTAGGCTGCTTGGCTAGGAAATCCGTGGTGATGCAGGCTAATAACCTGTTATTCCTGTCTGACAATGGGGTGTATGCCCTTACCTTCCTTAACGATTACAACCTTCGCGGAACTGAAGAACCGCTTTCCAAGAACATCCAGCCATACATTGACCGTATCAACGCTAGATTAGCTGGAAACGCTACTGCGGTTTACTACGATAACAGGTATTACCTTGCAGTTCCGCTTGATTCCGTGATTGGTGCTGACGACGCACAAGGAAATAACGCAATTTTGGTGTTTAATTTCTTAAATAAGGGCTGGGAATCGCTTGACACCTATGGAAGTTCTGGGTTTTTGATTACGGATTTTGTAACCGCTGGGGCTGGAGTGCGAAACGACCTTTACGCAGTGTCATCTAGTGGTGGTATCCACAAGATGGAGGCAGCAGATTCCCAAAATGACAGCATTTCTGCAGAGTTTGGTAGCACAATCATTGATGTTGAGCCTATCAACTCGTCTTTGACCACTCGCGGGTACGATCTCGGAACTCAAGAACGCAAAAGGTTCACGGATTTCCAGACGCAGATGCAATCCTTTCCTGCCGGGTCACCATCCACCTTCAATGTTTCGTTTTCAACTGAAGATCCAGACAATGCTTTCCCTGTTGGAAGCACAAACGATCTAATTGGCGATCTATCTAATACCAATCAAGAAGAAGAAACCGCAAATGTTAGGGGTAGACTTGGTGGACTGCGTGGTTACACAGGCACTATGATCTTGACAAGAACCAGCGGCTCACCCAAAGTACACTCCGTTAAAATATCTGGAGCGGTTTCCAACCGAGCAATCATATCACAGAAATAATTTATGCCAGTCGTCGATACAACTAGGACATTTACCAACAACGAGCAGATCACATCAACCAAACTCAATGAGATTATGGACAATTCGTCCTTCGTCTCTGGTGCTGTTGTCACAAGTGGTGGCCTTGAGGTTACTGGTGGTGGTCAGATGCAGGTTGCAACTAGTGGAATTACAACCGCAAGAATAGCTGATTCTAATGTAACCACCGTAAAAATTGCAGATTTGAATGTTACTACAGCAAAGATTGCTGATTCTAATGTGACAACAGCAAAGATTGCGGACGCAAATGTAACGGTTGATAAACTTGCTTCTGACTCTGTTACGACTGTCAAAATACTTGACGCAAATGTAACCCCAGCAAAGTTGTCTCAGCCGTTGACTTCATCTACCGCTCAAAACAGCACAAGTGGGACAAGTATTGATTTCACATCAATTCCAAACTGGGTTAAAAGAATCACGATTATGTTTTCTGCTGTTTCTACAAGCGGTTCAAGCAGCCTATTGATTCAAATTGGTGATTCTGGGGGCGTAGAGAATACTGGTTATACATCAGTAGCCGCTGATTATAATGGAAATACATCAGAAATTACAACTGGTTTTGTTTTAGATCGAGTACATAGCTCTTCAGCTATTTTCAAAGGTTCTATTATTTTGAATTTGGTTACAGGTACAACATTTGTTTGTAATGGCATTCTTGCTTATTCTGATTCTACCTATGGAGCCACTGTGGCAAATTCAGCTGGTTCTAAAACCTTATCTGCTCAACTAGATCGCATTCGTATAACAACGGTTAACGGCACAGATACATTCGACGCTGGGTCTATCAATATAATGTACGAGTAAAAGTGAACCAGCACCTAGCTAAAGCAATAGCAATTTATGAATATTGATCTTTCACACATAGACCCTGATGTACTCGCTACCTGTAGCGAGGTGGATAAGATTGAGTATGTTATGAGTCAATCCAAGGAAAAAATTGAATGCCCGTTGACCCATCTTTTCACTCCGGGTCTTTACACAAGAACAATTTTCATGCCTGCTGGGTCACTCATTATGTCAATGACACACAGCACAAGACATCCATTTGTTATTAGCGCTGGTGAAGTTGATGTTATTTCACCAGAGGGGTCTGTAACCCATGTCGCTCCGTATATGGGCATAACCCAGCCGGGAACAAAAAGGTTTCTGCATGTAAAAAAGGACACAACATGGACGACATTTCACGCCAATCCGAAAGATTTGGTAGATCCAGACCAAGTTGGGGAAGATATTCTTGAAAAATGTAGTAATCCGCTAATTGATGAGAATCACCCAATGCAAAAGCCTTGGAGCAAAAATGAATCAAATTCAACAATTATCAATGCTATTGGAGATGTTATGACCATCGAAGAATTAAATACAAATAACAAGGAGGGAGATCAATTATGTCTTGGGTAGCAGTAGGAGTAGCGGGAGTTGGGGCAGTAACATCAATAATTGGTGGGAAAAAGAAGAAAGCGAAAGCTCCACCTCCTCCAGTTGACATATTTGCAAGCGGAATTGCAAATAAGCAAGCGTCTGGGCTTTTGGATTACTATCGGACGAATGTTCCGGGCTTTATCGGTCTTCAAAATCAATTTGGGCCGCAACTTATGGCTCAATCCCTTGGACAAGGAGAGCAATATCTTACTGGAACGGAAGACCAAATGGGGCTGTTTGGTTTGAGCCGAATGGCTGGCGAGGAAACGGGACAAACCCTTACTGACCTTCGTGCTGCTGAACTTGCACAGCAAACTGGTCAAACTGGATTGACTCGCGGTCTTATGGCTGCGCTCTCGCCAGAACAGGCTGCAGTTGTGCAGGCATCTGCTCAAGAGGCAGAAAGGGCTAGGGCATCCGCCCAAGGCGTGACCCCAGAGGAGCAGCGCATGTATCAGCAGACCGCTAGAGAAGCGGCACAAGCGTCTGGTAGACTCGGCGGAAATGCTGCAATTGCGTCTGAGATCATGGGGCGCGAGAATGTGATGGCAGCAAAACGCGCAGAAGCAGCACAGGCTGGACAGCGTGCCTACAGTCAAGCTGGAGAATTTTATACCAACCCCGGACTACAGGCACTTAGGAGCGCACCACAATCCTACACCGCTGGGATGGGGGCGTTGGGGATTGGGCTTACTTCAGGCCCAGCATCTTCTGGTCAATTTGATTACAATATGCCACTTGGGTTTGCACAGCAAATGGGCGGAGCGCAGAACCAATATAACCAAGCAGTCTACCAGACCAACCTAGCGAACCAGCAAGCAAAGGCACAAATGTGGAGTAGCATTGGAAGTTCCTTAATGGGTGCTGGAATGAACATGGCAGGAGGTGGGTTTAACTTTGGAGGTGCTGGTGGCGGTGCTGGGATGCAGACCGCACAAAGCCCTTGGGGAAATGTAAGATATAGCTACATCTAAAATTATGGCACTATTCGGAGGACAAGTACAAACAGCACCATATCAATCGCCAGACTACGGGCCTTCTGTGGCTGCGTATAAGGATCTTGCGATGGCTGGAGCGCAGGGTGTTGCTGGAATGGTTGGTCAAGTAGGTGACTACTTCAAGAAGCAGGGAGAGAAGAAGAAGCTAGTTAAACAAAGTGGCCTTCAGATTGATGCTGCGCTTCAGTTATTTCCAGACCTTGCTCCATCCCTACAAGGAGTAAAAGAGCGGATGAAGGATGAAAATATACCACTTGCTGACCGTGCTGCTGAAGCTGAAGTGGTTGCCAACCTCATCAACATGGGTGTTGGAGAGATGCGTAATCGCGCAAGCATGTCATTCCAGCAACAGCAGGCAATGGCAGATGCTATTTACAAGCAACAGAAACTTGGGATGGAGGAAAGGCGCACTAGAGCAACTGAGTTTAGTGCTATGCAAGGCGCAAAACCAACATTTGACCTCAAAGAAGTAACCATTACTTCTCCAGATGGACAGACATTTAAAAAGGACATCCCTTACGACAAAGAGAAGGGAATGTTTTTTGATCCAGACGCTGGGAAGTATATTCAGGATGTTAACAAGTGGGGTTTTGGTGAACCAGCATATGCTGAAGATATGCCGCCGACATCGCAGATTGATTACGAGCAACTTCCATCTGCTGGGAATTGGGGATTTACATCTAAAACACGCGATCTCCTCCCAAAATCAACACCAGACGCAAGGCAGGTATCTCTAGACTTCAATGCCGCCGCCAGCAAAAATGCTAAAGGTGTTGAGATTATTATCCCAAATGACGCAAGCGCAATTGAGCGTGCCGCTGCAATGGATTATGTCAACCAGACTAAGCAATACTTTGCCGAGCGTGGAGTAGATGTTCCAGTTCGTGGCGTTCGCACCGCAAAGGAAAACGGACGAGGCACACCCGGACGATTCCACACAGAACCATTCTTTGTTGGTCACGCCGAAGCTCGTAAGGTCATGGAATCTGACCCAGATGGTTATGCCCAAGTTCTTGCTAACACCCTTGGGCGCATTCCAAATGTGACATTTATCCCACCTCACAAGACAAATGATCCCGGCGCGGCTAGTGGCAGCTTCAACGAACGAGATTTTGCCAAGAATTCAATCATTCCAGCTTTGGAGCGTTTAAGTCGTGGTGATCTATCACAACAGGCAAAAGGCACACCAGAGCAACAAGCCGAGATTGCTCGCATGATCCAAGAAGGGTCTGGCATGGCAACATCGCAGATGGCTCCAAGCGGCGCAATGCCTACTGAGCCGCGCATGGCCCAAACTCAATCGCAACCAACCCAGCAAGCCCCACAGTACCAAGTTCGTCCGGGATTTGTTCCTGTAAGGTCAGAGCAAAAAGCAGTTCAGATAGTCAAAGGCCCAGAGGCTGAAAAGCTTGGTCTAGACCCGATGGGAACTTACAAGGTTCAGATGAACCCAGATGGTTCTCTCGCTGACGCACAGGTCATGTCATCCCCTCCAACGGCAGAGCAAAAGCAAAAATCTGAAATTGCTAAATACGAAATGCAACAGCAGACCGCGGTCACAAAAGACAAGTCGGAAAGGTTTGTGAACATGCTTAACGAGCTGAAGAATCACGAAGGATTCTCTGGATTGTTCGGTGCGACCATAACACCAACATGGATTCCGGGGACTGATGCGGCTGATGCTAAAGTCTTGTTTGATCAAATTGAGGCAATGGGCTTTATGGAGGCAATCAAGGACATGAAAGGAATGGGTGCGCTTTCCGATGCTGAAGGTTCAAGAGCGTCAGCTGCGTTTATTGGAATCAAGCCAGATATGTCTGAAAAGGCGGCAAAGGCCAAGATTGACGAAGTTATCCAATACATCCAAAAAGGACAGGAGAGAATCACTGGAAACAAATTGATCAATCCCGATGGTTCCCCTCAAACCGCTCAAGACAAAGCAGCAGTTGAGGCAAACAACTACTTCCGAAGTCTAAATAAATAATCCTTCCCAAAATGCCATTCAATGTTCCTGAAGATCAAAAGCCAGAGTTCAACAAAAAGGTCAAGGGAAGCCTTGAACTGCTGAATTCTGATGTAACTGATAAGCTTAGACAAATTGAGCTTGAATCAGCGGATTCGCTTGTAGAGGCGTACAATCAACCTGTTTCAGAAGCGGAACTAGCTCAAGTTCCACCATCTGACATGGTGACGGTAGATCCCCAAATGGCACGGAGGATGGAGATTGATGCACTGCGAATGCCAGACGGCACAATCTACCGCAATGCTAATGAGTTGTTTTCCAAGCCTGTAGACTTCAATCAGTTCCAAGCTATTGGGTTTGTTGACAAGGCAGGAAACGCAACGCCAAATGGTGAGCTTTTCTTCAACCTCAAGGAGGCCGGGATGTTCAACGAGGATGGTACGCTGACAAAAAAAGGTCAGGCGTATTCCATGTCCGAGCTTGACCTTGAGGACGAGGCAAATCTAGATGCGTTTGAAACCCTGTGGAAGGATGGAGTAATTCGCCCAAGTGCCACTTTTGACGAGCAACTTGAAGCTGCAACAGAATTCGCTGGAAATGTATTTGGTGGATTTACTGATTTGATGCAAACATTTGGTAAAGCCATGAGCTTCAAAAATGCTTTTGATGTTCTTACTGGCGCACCAGAAGGAAAAAAGATTGAGGCTGAATTACAAACAAGCGGACTTTCGGCGATTGAAAAAATAACAACTAATTTTGCGAACCTTGGAAGGCTTGCGGATGTTGGGGCTGCTGCGCTTGCCGATACCATTCAGCAGGAGGATGTAGCGATGATTGGGCCGGGTGGTGTGCCGATGTACACACAGAGCGTTGAGGCACTGCAACAACAGAACGCAGAGGCTGAACGAGATTTGTACGCGGCTCGCCAGCGTCAATGGAAACAAAACCGAGACATTCAAAGCTTTGAAGTTGGGCAGATTGCCGAGACGGTGCTTGGCCTTGATGGTGCTGTGAAGATGGCAGAAGATGCGAAGAACACACTGGGCGAAGAAGAATTCAACAAGAGGTATTCGCGTGTTGGTGCGTTCTCAGAACTTGCTTTTGATCCTACCAACCTAATTCCAGCAGGCGTAGCTTTCAATGTTGCAAAATCAGTGCCACTAGCATCTCGACTAACGCTAGGCGCACAGAAAGTTCTTGGACGGGTCGCACAAACGGAAGCCGCCTTGGCAGATGTGCAAGCTGTGGTGCAGGCTGGAAACGCAGTTCTCAAAAAGGAGGCATTGTTTGTTCCTAGATACCAGCAACTTTTTAAGAACATGTCTGCAAAGGCTGCTGACAATCCAGAGTTGATGGTTCGTGCCAACGAGGTGTTAGACAGGGCGAAGCAAATCACAGCGAGTGCTGACGAGGTGCGTGCTGCAATGCCAACAGCAATGAACACGCTGGAGGAGTTGACAGTAAAGCGCAATAGCTTGGCAACTCGCATCCCAGAGGCATACGCCAACAAGGTAATGCAGACTGTTGAGCTTGGACGCAGGATTCGTTCTGCTCCAGCAAGGACACTAAGTTCCATTCTTGAGCGTACTGGTAATACTCTCACAAAGGTTGACGATGCAGTTACTGGATACCTCAAGGATCGTGGTCTTGATCAAGCTTACAATGCGGCACTTGGTGCATCTGGCGTAGTTGGTCTTGCAGGCAACCCTGTAGTTGGGGCAATTGGCGTTACGGGTGCTGCACTCAAGACTGGCAAGTTTCTCTCCGAGTACGGCAAGATTTTACGCTATGTTGGCAAGGAGATGGAAAATGCGCGTGGACAGATGCCATTCTGGAAGCGTGTTAACAGACATACAGCACCGGGATCTCTTGGTCGTGGTATTGCCCACACATTTAATATCTTTGAGCTTGGTGGTGCGACATCTGACATCATCCGCAGAACTGGTCGTGGTATAGCCGCAGCGTATCCCGTAGACCTCATGTTTGAGTGGCTTTCGGATGGTGCTGACATGCGCCCTGAAACCATGACCCGTGCGGCGGCTGAATCACTGGTTATTGGTGGATCATTTGCAGCAGGTGGTGGAGCGTTCATGGGAACCAAGAAGCGCATGCGCGAGCTTGCTATCGGTGATGAGATTAACTTCAGGCGCAACCTAACTGACACCAAACAGAAGGCATTGTACGAGGCACTTCCTCCGGGTGTGCGTAGGTCAATGGCAACCTATTCCATTGCCAACCCAACGCTAAATTACAACTTTATCGACTCTGGAAGTAGCAGTTACGACATCAACACAAACACTGCGAATATAAATGTCAATTCAACCAACCCCCTCAAGCCACTGGTGGCTCACGAAACGCTCCACCACACGCTGATCAAGAACAACATGGAGGGCGGCATCGCTGCCCTGTTCTTGGGTGACACTAAGACCAACGCAGTTGGTGGTCTGTTTAGGTCGAAGGACGGAAAGCTCGACCCAGAGTTTGAAAGGTTCAAAGATGGGTACTACAAGCGACTTCGTGATGCAGGAATGACCGATGCCGAGATCGGCGTTGAGTTTCCGCTCGACAAGATTGCGGTTGAATACTTCATCGACCAGCACGCAGACCAGTACGCGACAATGGCAGAGACTGGCGAGCTGGGTGCGCTTGCCGCCCGTGGCGAGGTTCGCAAGAAGCTTGGATCGGTGCTGGAGACTGTGTTGCCCAAAATCCCCGTCCTGCGTGACCTCCACATCAAGAGTGGTGGTGCTATTGACGCGAATGGGGCGTGGGTGAAGGGTAACGGTATTCTTGGTGACGATAAAATCAGGCAGAACCCGATTGCCAACAGAATGTTCCGCGAAATGAACAGGCGCAGTTCTGGCATGATGCCGGGGCAGTTTGAGCCACTTATCAGCGACAAGGAAGGTTCTGGCGCACCACTCATGTTCGACCCTGCAAACGCAATCGACATGGAGTTGATGCACCCGTTCATCCAAGTGGACGATAATGACAAGCCAATCCTCAAGGATGGCCGACCAGTCTTCATCGACAAGTCTGTGGACATCGACCGAGCAATGGCGGGTCTGACCGCTATGGAGGCCATGCGTAAGCGTCGAGAGTCAAACTATGCCCCAGAAAAGGGTGAGGCGTATATAGACGACGAGGGCAACCTGCAACCCGGATGGTTGTCGGATGCCGTGCTGAACGAGATGTTCGCCAAGCACAAGTTCAACAATGAGCAGAAGCGGATGATCCGTCAGTACAACAGGATCGTCAAGGATGGCAAAGGTCAGCGCATGGTGATGATCAACTTCCCAGCTACAATACGACTAAAGTCTGGCAAGGTAGTCTATGCCCCGCAAAAGGCGGCTATTCGTGACTCTGCCCCAGTAGCGATAACCATCTCCAAGGACGGCAACATCCTGTACGGACTTATGTCCGTGACCAAGTTGCAAGAGAACATCAAGAAACGCGCACAGAGCAAGCGTGGAAAGAAGCTGTACGCCGGGAATATCGACGCGATTTTGCAAGATGTGCAGGCGATGATGGACTTCCATCTCAACCGTCCCACGGAGGATAGCATTGTGTACTTCAACGAGAAGTACGGTGTGGTCGAGGGTGATCAGCGCAAGAAATTCATCAACACCATGTTCGGCCTGCTCAACAAGAAGGAGCAAGCTGTCTTAAATCCAATGCTTCTGGAGGATGGTGTGAAAAGCTCTGACAATGTCTACCGCACCTACCGCGCCGATCGCGTCAGCAAGGCAGTTCCTATGGCTCCAGAGGAATACGCAGCAATGCCGTTCAGCTACGAGGCAGTGAGCCAAGTCCGCATGCCAGAAGCCCAGCGCATGATGCCAGAGGGCATCTCCCAAGAAGACCTCAACCCCGTAGCTAACAAGCAGGAGGCTCAAGGTCTGTGGGCAGATGGCAAGCAGATGTTTGCGATCAACGAGATGGATGAGAAGCTGACACCAATCACATCCAAGGCAATGCTAGACTCGTATCCAGCAGATGCTATTGGGTGGATGGAGTCAGAGCAAGCCACTGCACCATCCCCTACAAGCTTCATGCCAGAGGGCGTGGACGAGGACAAGTTCTACTCCCAACTGGAGCGCGTAATCACCGACAAAGTCCCCAGCCGAGCGACTCCGCAGCAGATCATGGCGACCATCGACCCGACGAGGGGAAGTGGAGTCAAGGCCGATGAGATCAAGTGGAGCGGCATAGAGCAGGCGTTGGCGAGTCTGGAGAAGGACGGCAAGGTGTCCAAGGAGGACTTGCTGAACTACCTGCGGAACGAGGGTAGGGTTAGGTTTGAGGAGGTTGATGTCGGTAAGGCATTCCAACCACAAGACCTTGAGAGAATGAGGCAAGAGGCAGAGCAATCTGGAGACTTCTCTCGTTATGATGAGGCATTGTTGCAAAATCTGCACGATGGAACCAAATACGCCCAATACCAACTCCCCGGAGGAGAGAACTACCGTGAGGTGGTGCTGGCGATGCCTAAAACATCTGGATATACATTGCGAAATGGCAGAGGTGATATTGTTGGAACATATAAAAATAGGGAAGATGCTTTAGTTGAATTAAAGAAACTTAAAGATTCAGATTACCTAGCCAATATAACACCAACAGATGAGGTGTCTGGGTACACCTCCTCCCACTTCCACAACATTCCCAACTACGTTGCCCACATGCGTATAAACGAGCGTGTGGATGCGGATGGCAGGCCGGGATTGTTCGTGGAGGAGTTCCAGTCTGACAGGCATCAGGAGGGCAGGAAGAAGGGTTACAAGGAGGACGTTAAGATAGATGAAAGTCGCATTATCGAACAAAACGGATCGTTTAGGATTCGTGGTGTTTATGACCCATCCATTAAATTCAACACCAGAGACAAGGCAGTTGAGTACCTCACATCGATTACGAAACAGGGAGCAACTGGTCGCGTAGCAGACGCACCCTTCCGCACTACTTGGCCTTTGCAGCTATTCAAACGCGCACTCCGCGATGCTGTGGACTCTGGCAAGGAGTGGGTGGGGTGGACTACTGGATCAACACAGTCAGATCGTTTCGATTTGAGCAAGCGACTTTCTCGCATTAGTTACGAACCAAATGATGATGGCACATTTGATTTTGAAGCATACCCATTGGATGATAATTTAAATCCAGTTATTTCCGAGACCAACATTGATATCAATAGAATTGAGGAATTGGCAGGGAAAGAAATAGCGGAAAAAGTCTTAGCAAAAGAAGGCCGCAAAGATACGGAAGGTTATAGAGATTGGCATCATCTTGAGGGACTGGATTTGAAGACGGAATCCAAGGGCATGAAGGGATTCTATGATGATATTCTTCCGAAAGAGATCGGCAAGTATGTTAAGCCATTCGATGGGAAGGTGGAGAAGTCGCAGATAGATGTTGAGAAATCAAGACAGGGAGCGGGAGCTGAACCAACTATTGGTGAAATCGCTGATTTTGCTGGCATTTCAGTTGATGAGTATTTAAATCTCAATCCTTCTGATCAACAACGATTGAACCAAGAAGCTAGGGTTTCATTCAAGCCACCAACCGAGAGAACCCCAATCTGGAAAGTCTCCATCACCCCAGAGATGCGTCAGGTGGCGCAGGGGCAGATGAGGTTCATGCCAGAGAAGATCGACGCTGACTACATGAAAGCTGTGGAGAGCGGGGATGTTGAGGCGCAGCAGCAAAACCTAAACAATGCGGTACGTGAATACGAGCGCATAAATTCAAATTGGTTTGATGTTAAAGACGAAACACTTGGCACTAAATATCGAGGAATGGAAGGCTATGGTGTATGGATGACACGAGATGGTAGGTTGATACCAGTAGATAACCACTCTGAACGCGCAAAAGATTTCTTTAACGCGAAAAACAACGACACCGGTGTTGGATATGCTTTTGGCAGAGGATGGGCTATAATGAGAGCTATTAAAGCTGGAGATTATAGAAACGATGTTCCAACACTATATGTTGAGGGAAATGAAACCTTAAGCAATACTCAACGCAAAAACATTGAATCGTGGGCAAAACTTCATGGCTATGAAATTGAACTAGATTTAAGAAAACAAAGATCAATCAATCTACCATTGGTTAAAAAAGACGACTCTGGAAACATCATCCCACTCAGCAAGCGGTTTGACATTACCTCCAAGGACTTGAGGTTCATGCCAGAGCCAGCAAATCCTGCCGCTCCAAACGCTGCATTCAAAAAGCCACTATCTCGTACAGATCCAATTCCAGACATTGACTCTACATTGATAAGTGATGCTGTTGATGTTAACGGATTCGCGTTTGATAGACCAGCAAAGGTTTACATGCAGCATCCAAATGGTGATAAAACCTACTTCAATTATGACCCCTCATATTTGATAAAGCCAGAATTTAAAGATTTGAGAGCAACTCTTGCTGGCAAAAACATTGTTATCCTTGAAGCTGACAAAATGAGGGCTACTGGAGGAGACATGGGTGGTGTATTACATCCATTCTTGAGGTCTAACCAAGTTGCTGTCAAAGGTGATGATGGCAAAATGTACAAGGCTATATGGGCAAACATGAATTCTGGATTTGTTACAAGAACAAAAAACAGATGGTTTAAAGATAATGCAACATATGCCGTAATACACTTGATGGATGATATTGCTCACTCGTCAAACAAACGGGTTGCTAGGATAGTTGATGAGGCATGGACTAGAGCAAACCTTTCGGACTACGAACAAAAAATTGTTGCTGTTGCGATGCAATCGGCAATTACTGCTGAACAAAAAGCAGGATATAATGTCAAAATCACCCAAGCTAAAAGTCGCATTAAATCTGGGAAATTAACACCAGAAAAAATAGCATCAGAAAACAAAGCAATTGCGGATTGGCTTAACGAGCGTGACGCATTGTCTTGGACTGGGATTGACCTAGAGATAGCAAAGAAAATAACTCAACTAAAATCCGCTCAAACCAGACTTCAAAATAAAACTGGAAATCAAGCTGGATTGGATAAAGCGAAACAATCACTAAGGGACTATTTGGATGCAGACCCAGCGCATGCAGCGGCATTTGACTCCATTAGCAAAAAAGGTGCATCGTTGAAGGTTTCTGACAATATCGGAAACACATTTAAAAGCCGAGGTGCAGCTATTCAAGGACTTCTTGGTATTGCGTTCGACAAATTCAACCCGTCTGATCTTCTGAAGAAAACAGAAGACTTCCAAGGTTCTGAAAACATGGACTTGGTTGCAGCGGTGCAACTTTCAAAAAACAAAGATATTTTCGCGGTGTATTTTGGAGATGATCCAAAAGAAGAAGCGGCAATGTCAGCATCTGAGCGCAAGGTGAGAGATAAGCTAAGAGCAGATCCAAACTTTGTGGAGCATGAAGCATTTGACTGGATGATGCTTGGTCCTAAAAATGCTGACAACTTCTTGGCTGAATCGTCCTTAAAGCCAGAGGAACTTATACCCGCGTATAGAAATCAACACCCAAAAACTAGCGTTAAGAACGGGTCAGCAGAAACGGTTCTTGGGGCAATGAAAATGTTTGCTGGAATACCATTGACTGTGGCCAAAAAAACCAAGATTTCCAATGTAAAAAGCTCGAAAAAAGCACTTGCGGAACAGGTTTTAACACTGCAGAATATGAAGTGAACCCCATGAAACTAAAATGAAAAAACAATACGCAGTAACCATTGAGGATGCCAAAAACAAACCAAACGAGGTCGAGTACTTCAAGGGTTGGGATTATGAAATGCTTGATTTGCCAGATGGAATTGTAATTGCAATTCCTCCAAGTGCTACAGAAGACATTAGAATTGCTGCTCAAGAAGCTCAAAGCGGCAATTATGCGGCGTTGATGAGAGCGACTGGAAACCTTGAATAAACACCAATGAGCGAGAAACTAGCCGCAGAACCAGATCACGAATGGTTTGCCGAGGTCATGCGCCGAGCCGAGGAACACGGCAACCGTCAGCGTGTGGAGTTCTGGAACCCACAAGCAGCCGCAAAAGCCCTATGGCTCCTCGCGCAGGGTAAGAGCATCAAAAGCACCTCCGAGGTCACAGGGCTTGCTAGGGACACCGTGCGGTCGCTCATGTGGCGGCACTCCGACACGCTGGAAACGAAGCGCAAGGAGTTCAGCCAGAAGTACGCGATGGCGGCAGAGACCTACACCGACCTGCTATTTGCCAAGGCCGACCAGTTGGCAGATGATCCAGATCAACTCAAGAACATCTCCCCCGACCGACTTGCCATCACCGTGGGTGTCCTCACGGACAAAAGCATGCAACTATCTGGCATGGCTACAGCGGTCGTGGAACATAGACAGGGTGCGAGTATCGACGATGCCGCGAAGATGATCGCAGAGGCACGTTCTAGGCTTGCCAACAAGGTCAAGGAGCGTGCTATCGAGGCTGAAGTTGTTGCATGAACTGGAAACACCACCAGATCCTCTCCCCGCCCACCGACGAGGAGATTGCGCTCATGGAACCTGCGGAGCTTGTAGAGCTTCACAGGGTGTACCACGAAGCGATTGCCAACGCAGAACGCGACCCGTACCGCTACGGTTTTAGACTACCGCACTGGGCAAAGGCCGAGGAGCAACTCAAGGAGGTCAACGAGATTGTAGCCCTAGGTGGTAACCGTTGCCTTGGTGGAGAGCAAGAGATCTACGACCCAGTTGAAGATTGCTACAAAAGGGTCGATGAGATTCAAGATCACTTCCATGTTAATGCTTGGGACGGTCGTCGAATGGTGGTAGCGCGTGCAGATAAACCATTTCGCAAGCCTCTTTCGGGGATTTACCGAGTTTCTTTAGATAACGGGCAAGCTCTCGTTTGCTCAAAGGCTCATTTGCTTTTGACTCCCGTTGGATGGCGTTCCTTAGGATCGCTAGATGTCGGCGGTGCTCTAGTGTCTAGTGAGGTTGAATCAGAACCAGTAAAAATTATTTCTGTCGATTACATCCGAGATGATGTGGTATGGGATTTTCATGTTCCGATTTACAACAATTACATTGCGGCAGGTGTAATCTCGCACAACAGTGGCAAGACCCAGTGGGGTGCGTTTAGCGTGGTTCGGGCGGCAATTGAGAACCCAAACTCCGAGATCATGTGCTTTGCACAGACATCCGAGGTCAGCATTCGCCAGCAGCAGAGTGCTGTGTGGGACTGGTTGCCGGCGGAACTGCGGACCAAGCAGACATCCTCTGGGACATACATTTCCTACACCAAGAAGAATGGATTCACGGACTCCTCACTCATCCTCCCCAATGGCTCACAAATCATCTTCAAGACCTACTCCCAGTACCAGAACAACCCGACCATCCTTGAGGGAGCGGAGTTGGGTTCCCGGTCTCCTGTGTGGCATAATGTGGGCTGCTGGTTGGATGAGTATTTGCTTGGCCCGGAGTTGATCAACACCCTGCGGTTCCGACTCGCTACCCGCGATGCCAAGCTACTTCTGACCTTCACGCCGATTGACGGATACACAGAGGTCATCAAGGAGTACCTAGACGGTGCTGCTAGCGTCGAGAGCAGGGAGGCAGAACTGCTCAATGGAGAGCTAGTGCCATACGTCCAGCGCAGTAAGAAGCGCAACGCGAGCGTCCACTACTTCCACTCCCAAGACAACCCTTTCGGTGGCTACGAGCGAATCAAGGAGACACTGGTGGGTAGACCTAGGGAGGAGATCCTAATTCGTGCGTATGGGGTTCCAGTCAAGTCCCACGCCACCAAGTTTCCGAAGTTCAACAAGGAGGTTAACATTGTTAGCCCCGACAAGATCCCAACCCGCAATGTCACGCGCTACCACATCATTGACCCTGCTGGAGCTAAAAATTGGTTTATGTGCTGGATTGCCGTGGACGAGACTGGAACGTACTGGGTGTACCGCGAGTGGCCGGGTGTGGACGTGGGTGACTGGGCAGAGTGGCGCGGAGGCAAGTGGCAACCGGGTCAAGGGTGCAAGGGCATGGGCTATGGCATCACCGACTACGTTGAGCTAATCCACGACCTTGAGGGTGACGAGGAAATCGCGGAACGACTGATTGACCCCCGACTAGGCGCAGCCAAATACCAAGCCTCTGACGGGGCATCCTCGATCATTGAGGATCTCAACGACCAAGACATTGTCTGCATCCCAGCCCCCGGTCTGGAGATCGACGATGGATTGCAGGCATTGATCGGGAAAATGGCATACAATACAACTATCCCGCAGGATTCGGTCAACCGACCGCATTTCTATGTCAGTTCCGACTGCGAGAACATCATCCAAGCACTGTCCGAGTACACGGGCGAGGGTGGACTCAAGGAGGCATGGAAAGACCCAATCGACGTGCTACGCTATGCTGCCGTGGCAGGTATTGACCATGTGGATGGAAGTGCTATAGCTATTACCAGACAAGGAACTGGAGGGTACTAATGAAAAACGAAGCACAACTCACCGCAGAGTCTCTGATTATCTCATGCCTCAAGGAGGCTTACTTCCGCAGGGTCAAGCAGGAGAAGCTTGGCAAGACCCCTAAGCTCACACAGGAAATCGACCTGCTGGAGATGGCAATCCAAGACTTTCAAGACGTAATGAATTATGAAGAAAGCAACGAAAACAGCAAAGGCCAAGAAGTCCCCCAAGGCTACTAAGACAACCAAGCAGGCAATTAAGCCAATTGAGCCAGAAATTGTCCAAGATGCCCCGCAACCTGTCCAAATTGTGGATGAGGTGTTGGTAATTAGACTCGCTAACAATCCCCGATATGTATATGCCTCAAAAGATGGGGAGCGCATTTCGGTCGAAGTCCCGATGTGGATGTCACCTAGGCTGCCCGGCAAGACCATCAAGGTCGTCAAGAACCCAGATTCCGAACACTACTCACTAGCACCAGCAGATGGAAATTGAACGCGAAACAGAATCCCTTGAGGGGGAGGAAATGATCTATGTTGACAAGGAGCCAGATATTGGTGCGCTTTCCAACGCCTACGATACCTGTTTGATTGACCTCGACTACTACTTTGAGTCATGCCTGCGCTCGTACGAGGATCGCCGCAACATATGGGACGGGAAGAGTGACGACCTGCGGAAGAACGGTGCAAATGCATTCCCTTGGCAGGGTGC